TTCGGGCTGTCGACGAGGATCGTTTCTGTGGTACCGTTGGCTCCACGGTAGACGCAAAAATATTCTTGTAGGTTTCTGCCGGGGCTTTTGTTTTTGACCCTCCGAGCAAGCCGGCAAATAGTCTTGCCACCATTGTCCAGACGTTTCGTATCAAGTTTATAATCATAGGTTTTCCTTTCGTAGTGTTCAGCCGATTTCACCTCGGTCGAGGAGGACAAGCCCATAAGTGAAGTAATAAAGAACGGCACCGCCACCCAGGACAACCGCAGAGATGGCAGAGTACATAATAATTTTTTCTTTGAGTTGTTGTTTGGCATACACTTGCTCCGCTCTTAATTTTCTCAAGCGTCCTTCTTCTGCAAGGAGTTCGTCCCAATAGCGAGTACCCATCTTGAACATGATATAATTTTTGAGGGTCGCTCTCTGATCCTCCAGAGCCTTCTTTGCCTGAATACTTTCAAATGCCATTTGCTCTATCTGATTGCCGGACAGTATCTTTCTAAAGAAGGTAGGGTTCTCAGCTTGTTTCTTCAGATTGTCCACATCGGACACCGCACTCATCCAACGATTTAGATCCTTGCTGACACTTTCGATTTCTCTGCCAGCGTCCATAGCTCGCTTGATTGCATTGAATGCCGAGGTTGCCGTGCTGACCGCAACTGTTATGGTAGCTGGATCAAACATCTAGGTTTTATAACACTATGGTATTGAAGATTACACCGAAAGAACTGATCACATAGAATGCTGTTATTGATATGACGATCTTCTCTAGCCGGGAAACTCTACGCTCCATATCCTGGCGAAAGTGATACATATCATTCTTCAGAACACTCAGCTCCATTAGTATCGCATTTATGTCCTGCTTAGTCATCTTAGCTCGGCTTTGTTGGGAAGGTTACAGAAGACATATCTAACGACCCATCGGCTGATAGCTTTGGTGATGCACCACTTGGCAAGTCACGCAATGATTGTCTGTAGGTCTTCCAATTATCGGCAAGAGTAACGTCAGAGTTTGCCATCCAATCGGTGTCAGCAAGCAACCTATCTCGCTCAACTCTAAGCAATCGCATAGGCTCTGCATTAACTAGCTCTGTCTTTTTGTCAGATACAGCTTTCCATGTAGTACCAAAGTCTGAAGGCTTATCGCTCTCGATAGCAGTTCCATCTTTTGAACCAGTAACCTTACGAAACATAGAGTTAAACTCTGTCTCATTTGTAGGTGTTCCTCTAAGAACCCACTCTGTAACTCCTAAACTTGATAATGCGTTTGCTATTGTTGTCATTGTTTTATCTCCATTAATGTTATTCGTGATGGTACGGCTATATCTGTATTATCTTGTCGTCCACCAATCTTTGCTGTTCCATTATTTGCTGATGATTGTAATTTATAGGTTATAGAATTAGTGGTTGATGGAGCGTCTAGGAATTGAAAAGCCCACCCCTTAATATCAAAACCATTTGTTCCTCCAGAATTTGGGTTAGTTAATGCTCCAATAACATTATTGTTTGAACCTCCTGAACCACTTCCAATCTCTGTGCTATCTCTTAATATTCTAAAAAATATAGCGTTATTAGCTTCTGGCGTTCCACAACCAGTACATGAAATATAAATTGATGATGAACTAAACTTAGGTGTAATTGCTTGAGTAACAAGGTCACTAAAACTATTAGAACTATTTGAAACTTGCGTAAGAACTTCACCTTGCACAACTTGAATAACATGACCAGCTGGCATAGCCACAGTTCCAGCCGTTGTCTTACCCGTGATTGTATCGACTTTTAACGTAGACATAGTGACCTCATAATTTTGTTATCAATACTCATTGGGCTATCTCCTGTAGAAATCCATGTGACTTATTATTATCTCCTTGAACTGCTATTCCATTACCTTCATCTGTTCTCATTGACCGATAATATATCTTATAAGAACATTCAGATGTTGTATTAGGTGTATCTACAGCAAAGATTGGTAATCTATCCATATGCTGATGCGATATTGAACTAGCCACTCCATCATAAAAATATGCTTCATAAGTATTAGTCGGAGTGTAAATATCTGTTTCCGTACCTGATAAAGTTCTTGTTATTTTGAATGAAATACCATGGTCGTGTAGACCTATAATGTAGTAATGCATAAAAGCATTTATATATATTTTACTGTTATTAAATTTAGGAGTGAGATTTACAGTAACTCCAGTATGAACGTAAGACGTTGAGTTTGTATCAACTTTAACATTGTTTGTAAATTCTGTAGTTTGAATACACACTCCAGCTGGCATCTGCACTGTACCGCTTGCGGTCACTCCTTCAATCTTATCGGTTTTTAATATACTTGCCATGTTCTTATCCTATGAAGGTTTTGTTGGGAAGGTGATTGAGGACATATCAACTGGTGCTGAAGTCGCAGTAATTACTTGGCTAGCAAACTCTGAACTTGCTGTTGAAGGTAAATCCCTCAATGCTTGCCTATATGTTTTCCAATCAGCATCATTTGATAAAGTGACATCTCTGCTTTGTGTCCAATCGCTTTCTGCTAAAAGTTTGTCTCTTAGTCTTCTAAGTTTATTCATTGCTATTGACATTATGTTGTCCTCAATCCGTATAGAGCCATGTGTGTTCCAGCTAGTTCTCCAGTTTCGCCCATCAATGTAAAACCAGTATAATACCCATTAATGTTAGACGTATTATATCTACCAATACAACTGGCTCGTGCATAAGCACCACCGTTTGTATCAAACCCAATCATTTCTGACTTTATAACTGGTGCTAAATCTGCCGTTGAATCAAAACGCACTGATGAAGATTGTCCTTCAACTGTAACATTGGTACAGTTATAAAAATCAACTTCTCCGTGCATACCAGCGTTAGTACCATTACTTAAATATCTAAATATTTGCCACCTATCGTCACCAGTACTATTGTTTCCTACATAGCTATCTAAATCATCTAACATTCTGTGCAAATGCCACCTGTAACTAGAAGCAGTTACTTCAGTTCTTGTTGATGTAAGAAGTCTAATATTTATTGAGTGTCCAGAAGAACCATGACTAGAGCCATAAAATCCAATTACAAGTTTGTATGAAAGATAATGCTCTTGAAAAACACCTTCAAAATTTATGTGACCTCCAGTACTAGACCCACTAGCACTAGATAGAGTATTGTTTGAAGCACTACTGTAAGCCTTTATTAATTCGTAGGCATTATCTTGTTTAGGAATATTAACTACCCCACCACTGTCAATAGTCATAGCCGTAGTATTATTCGTATGCGATATTGTTTCTACTTGAAGTTTGCTCATCAGACTATCACCCACGTTCCAGACACAGTAACTGTAGCATTTAGTGTAATTGGGCCGGGACTTACAGCATTGTTATTTGCGTCTATGGTTAATGCGTTATTTATTGTGTTCTCTACTTGGCGAATAACTGGCTCATAGCTAGTGCCATCACCTTGTTTTCCTAAATCATATTCTGACATTAGGTTATCTCCATTATGCTCATGGTGACGCTCACCTTATCAGCAACCGAACAATCTATCTGGATCTTGTCAGTTGTCTCCAGGACTACCTTGCCACCGATTAGAACATTCTTACTTTGACCTACTGCTAGAGGTACATCTTTTGCTAAGAAGGTAGTTGTATTGGTTGCCGTTCTTCCCCCTCCCGATGTATCCGATACTAATTTTACTGAGGCCGTTACTTGTGCCGTATGGACATTAGCGATATTCAGTCCAATCACTACTGTCGTTGTGCTACTCGGTGTTGTGTATAAGTCTTCCGGAGTTCCGGCTGATGCCGGCATGACATCGTGACTTACTACCTTAAATGTGTTTGCCATATTTCTTCTCCTTTATCACGAAAGGGCTATGCTAAGAGCCGTTGCATCATCTGTTGTTGCTACCGTTCCGGCTGTAGCTGGTAGGGTTAAAGTTATGTTTCCACTGAATGCACTGTGAGCCGGTGCTTGTAGTTGTGCATAGTGAGCGTTTGAGCTTTCGCAGTAAAACCGGACATAGGATTGACTACCGCCATTCTTTAGATCAATCGCCCCGGTAGAAATATCCACGTTACCATCTAGCCTTACGACACCCGATCCATTTGGAGTGAGTGCGATATTACGATTGCTTGTTGAGACTAGACCGTGGGTAACGACATCAAGATCTCCTGCTAATTGGGGAGATGTGTCATCGGTTAGATTGTCCATACTTCCCGAACCATCTGCTCCGGCTGGACCTTGTGGGCCGGTGGCCCCTTGTGCGCCTGTAGCTCCTTGCGCTCCGGTAGCTCCTTGTGATCCGGTTGATCCAGTGGCCCCTTGCGCCCCAGTAGCCCCGGTTGCCCCTGCCGGTATACCTAGTGTAAATGAGGCGGTGCCTCCAGATACGCTGACACTAGCCGTTGGACTAGCCCCGGTACTCAATGCGCTGACCGATACACTTGCCCCGGTCACTTGTTGCGTGGCCTCTGGGTTACCAGTTGATGAGTTGAACCCTAATACCTTACCAAGTCGGGAGGCTTTGACAGGCAGTATAAAGTTAGCCCCCGAAATGGTATCATGCTCAGGCACAAGTAAAGCTCTATCCAGCCTCTGATCGGCTTGCTGGTGGTGCATGAACTGATTGTTGAACTCTGTCTCCAATGATGAGGCGGTGAGGGTGCCTCCAGTGGTAAACTGTGATGTTCGTGAAATCGGGATGTTCGACATGATAGTGATAGTCTGTGCGTTTGTCGGGAAGTTCCCGGATGTAAAACTTATTGATCCGGTACCATCTGCGCTGAGAGACACTGTGTAATGTGTTGTGAGGGTCTTGACCGTACTATCGACATAGACCTTAATCTCCGAGGTAGCATTTACCTGGAATGAGAAACTGAACGGCCCAGCATCCGCAGGGTTGTTTCCGGTATATTGTATTCTCCGATCTTGTGCTGTTATGTTTGTCATACTAAAAGCCCCTTCTAGGTTTTATATCATTATTCATCTAAAATGTCCACGTCCATAAGCTGTATAAGTCTGCTCTCATTAGAGAATGTCCATTTCTTTGCAAGTGCTTGATACTCAGAAAGTGCGGTGCTTAGTAACTTGTAGCGTGTATCATCATCGGCCTCAGCGTAAACATCGCTCTCAAAGACTAGATCGTTCATAGCATTTAGCATTGTGGTATCACCATCAAAGTCATCATCACCCTCTATTCCCAGAGCCATATTAGGTTTTACTCTGCCGTTTGCATCTATGTTGTTAGCAACGTAGACATTTCTATTGAACTCCTCGGCTGTAAGCTCATAGGTCGCAATATTATCTTTTGCTTTAGGAAACAACTTTAGGTTCTTTTGTAACCTCTTACGATGGTATCTGTTTGGGAAGGGCTGTTCTGTTACTTCAGATATGCGTATAAACTCTCTTTCTAATCGTGAGTAGGAGCCTTCCATAACTTGAAATGGGTTGTACATAAACCGCCACTTGCCATACTTCTCTATCATCTTCGGCTGTATTTGATGTGTTGGCTCCCCCCAGAAGTTCATTTGCGGTTCAAGTTCATCGGAGTAGAGAAAGTGTCCACCTTTAGCTCTGTTCATCTCTTCGTAAAAACCTTTTAGAAATGGCGGTATGTCTTCTATACGCATAAGCTCCATCTCATCGAGCTGACCTTGGTTTAGCATTGAGCTAGTGCTTTCTGGTGAAACTACTCTTTCTATATTTCTTAGAAGAGAATTGGTGGGGATGATTGGATACATCTCTGCATACTCCGGGTAGTTCTCTTCCATCCAAGATCTGAGCATAGTACCAGTGCCAAATGTAGAGAATGTTTCTACTTGTCCTTGTATATTAGAGGCAATACTGCCGACTTTTTTACCGAAGAATTTTTCTACTTTATCGCTGTACTCCTCACCAGTTTCTCTATCGCCTCTTATCATCATATTATTGAGTTCTCCTAAGCCCTGAAGAAAGGGTAGGTCGGTAGCGTGTTGAGAGATAGCCAACCATAATGCGTGAGTAAGTTCTGCTCTTTTTTGTTCTACAGCATCGGCAAGACCTGGATCGACACCAAGACTAGCAGGATCTTCAAACTGTTGATAGTTGTGCATATCGGCTGACATCATCAACAACATGGATAGCGGATCCATTCTAGTGAACGATGTCCATTCATACTTACCAGTTTCTTTATTGAGAGTACCAATAGAGCCTCGTGGAACTTCTGCACCTCTACCCACAATATTCTGCACTCTTTTACTTGTTGGCCCAGCACCAGTTATAACAACATCATCTCCATAGTTCCCGGCAACCATATTTGCACCAAAAAGCATTATACCCCAGCCGACAGTGAGCTTTGCCATAGCCTCGTCAAACTCTCTGCCTTGTCCTTTTTTTACGGCCATTATTAATTCGTGAGGAATAAATCTATCACCAATCTCAGAAAACACATTAGATGGTGTCTTATAGAATGGATTGAGAAACATCTTGCCCACAAAATTATTAAACATTCCAGAGGCATAATTAAATGGAGGCCGAACTTGACCTTGGAAGGTTTCCTTCTGTGCCATCTCTGTAGCTATCTTTTTTATGTTCTCTGGAGGATTTGCTATCAGCTTTGTCATATGACTTTTAGCTAAATTAAACCGTTCTTCTAAGCCATACTTTTGTTTGCCGGCTGTATCTTTAACTTGCCCTAACTGCTTAAACATTGCCATACCAGAACGGTAAGCCTCTTGATACAGAGTTTTATTTCTAATGATGCCTTTAAAAAACTCATCTTCCATCAGCAAAGCACGACCAGGCATTCTGCCGGCAATACCGATAATATTTATGAAAGAGTTGTAAAAATCTCCTACACTTCTTGCTTGACTGAGATCTTGTAGAACTTTAGGGATGCTGTCTGTGTTGCCTATAGCTGGCCCTCTAAGATCTAATTTAGTGGCAAGATCACTAGCCTCTCCTCTTAACCCGGCTCTAGCCATAAGCACAAAAGCATCCATCAGACCCATTGCATCACCAAATACACCAAAAGCCATTTCACCCATGTAGGCTCTATCCATGTAGTCCTGGCCTCTAGCTTTTTCTGATCCCGCAAGTTTCGCCATTTGTGTCCTGGCCTCACCGATGCCACCAGCTATACCTCTTTCTGCAAGTCTTGCTATTTGGAATATAGCGTTACCGGCTATGTTTACAGCGTGTGTTACACCGGAGGTAAGTAGTGAGTTGATGTATAGCTCTGATATGACTTTCTGTGAAATGGTTCCAGCTTTTGATGCTAGTTCCATAAGGTAGTTACCTTTCTGATCAATACTCATATTGGTAAGTGCAACGACATGAAGATCGATAAGACGAGGGTCTGCCTCATCAAAAAGAATATCTGCTTGCAGTGTAATTTTATCTAAGTTTTCTCCGAATATTTTATTAGCGTTAGCAATCACCGACAAACTTCTTGCACTCTCCGAAACTGAGGCCGATAGTCTTGCTGAAAAATGTTTGAGTTGTCCGGCTAGGACTTGTATTTTTTTTGCTTGCAAGCGTCTTTCCTCAGCTAATGCTGGCATAGTAGCTTTTATTTCTGGAGTATCCGGTATCTCTGACATTTTTTTATGACCGTATTTTATTTCCTGCATCAGCCTTTTCATTATGATAAGACCACCCACTATATCTTCTGCCGGTAGCTGTTCTCCAGGAAGCAACATAAGAAACTTTTTCATCAAATCCCCTAGATCTTTTTCCCCAACCATTTTTACCATGTCAGATATAGAGATAGTTTTCTTTCTTCTTAGATGGTCAAACAGTTCTGCGTTCTTTGTTCTAAGGTTTGTAAGCATTGTCTCATAACTTTGCGGATCATTCGGATTAAGCCCATCGACCTCATCAAACAGACTTCCTATCCGGCCGTAGTTAATTCCCTTGATGTTATTTTTGCTAAACACATTCTTGTCGGCTAACACGTTGTATAGCGCATCAACTTCGTTTTGATCCATAGAGGGAGTGACTATTTGCCCAGATACAACCGTTGGGTTTGTTCTTGGAATGTCTAAGATTTTTTGTTCTCTTACACGGCCTAGGTTATCAAGGTTGACACCTATACTTTCCATAAGAGTTCTAAGTGGATTAGCCATCGTCACCCCCTATTTTTGAGGGTTGGTTTCCCTTGACATTGGTAGCTTCACTTTTTCTAGACCCCGTAACAGTTCCCTCAGTTGGTTTCGGGGCTTCTGCGTCTGAGAAATTTTTTGCGACTTGGTCGAGTTTTTGTCTGTTGACTTCTTCTCTTTCATACCAAGGAATATCCTTATTTTCTGTTACCTTGAAATCGTTAGGAACTATACCATTTTTTGGATTTTTAATAAAGGTTAAAAATTCTTTATGCCTAGAAGGTGTCATTAGTGAAGTAGCACCGTCAGAAAGAGGATATTCTATATAAGTTTTACCATCTTCCAATTTTATATATTTAGACCCTGATGAGAATGTACCCGGCTTACCTTCTGTCACTGATATGCCTGTTGCAGACTTATCTACAATCCCTTTAAGTGTAGAATGGCTTACTACTTGTTCACCTTCAATAACCCAATTTTCCCAGTGCCACCGCCCTAGACTTGCATCTTCAGGTCTGCCTAGAATTTTATATACTTCTTCTATGTTTCCTCGTAATCCATTTTCTAATGCTTCAGTGAGCAATAGACCTCTTGGCCCCCTAAAAACAGATTGAAGTCCTTCTGACATAGTTGTGCCTTCTTTTTTGTAGCCATCATAAAGATTGAAACCTTTAAATGTCCCATCATCCCACAAATGCCGTCCTTGTATTCTGTCCATGACTAAAACATCATCCCTACCAGCTACCAATAAAATAAAAGATACTACTTTATTATCTATTCCTGCTCCATCTGTTAATGTCATAAACTCTCTACGAATGTCTTTTGCAGAAATATTAGGATCGCCAATCATAGAGTGTATTGTTTGTAAGACAGTTTCACTTCTACCCTCTGGGATTTTTCCTAACTCAAACAATAGTTGCCCAGTTGCATTGACATTCATTGTGACTTGTTTGCCGGGGGAACCACTAGGCATTAACTTTTTAATTGTATCTTGCCAAAGTTTTTGATCTGCTTTTGTAAAAGTGCCATTGATAGCTTTATCAATAAGATCTCTAGAACCATCAATTATATCTATAAAAGCACCTTCTTGCTGAACTGGCCCGGCACCCCTAGATAAAATTCCCCAAATAAATAAGTCAGCCGTTGTACCTAAATCCGCAGAACCATCTTCATATAGACTTCTTATACCTTTAACATAACCAAACCCTTCATCAACTCCAGCTTTCATTTCTGGTGTCAATTTCTTTAATTTGTCTGCCATAAGATTAGGGTTTTGAGCATATTTAATAGCTTGTAAAGGAGGTACAGGAACATACTCACCACCCATTGTTTCAGACTCAAACTTGATCCAGGCATCTTCAGACAGCAATGCATTAGGGTTATTTTCTAATGCTAGGTCAATGTTTTTAATATTATTCTCTTTATTAGTTTTTATAAAAGCCTGTGTAACTGGAGTAACAACTTCAGTATTTGCAGTATTTTCAACTAAGATTTGATGAGGGACTGTATTTGCTCTTTTGCCTTCTGGGGCAAAAATTAAATTTGATTTTTTTTCTTTAGTGGTATTAACCAACTCGTCTAGCTTTATGATAGCATCTACGGCTGGATCGGTAGGATCTGTAGAGAGCAATTTGGTACCCGGTGTCTGACTGCTTTTATATTCTCTAGCCTTAGTAGCTAAACCGGAAAGAGCCTCTTTTGCTTTTGGGGATGCTTTATCAAATAGTGTCTTAAAAAATGGATAGGCTCCGACAGCACCCAAGGCCGTTTGTGCTAATCCTCCAAGGGCTACTCCAGGCTCATCGCTTGCCAGGCCAGATTGAAATTTTGTGAACCCCTCTGCAAGTTCTGATAGTTCTCCGATACCAGTAGCGTCTAAGATACCCATCCCACTTTGATTAACGTCAGTAAGTAACTCACCAACAAACATTGAGTTGTCCATCGGAACACCTAATTTTGTTAGGAAAGAAGTTACATTGCTTGCCATTTTTTCTTTTGATGGCATTCGAAAACCAGTCAAGTTTGTTACGATTGGGATATCTCCAGAAGGTGGAACGTCTATCCCGGTAGCCTTACCAACCAGTCCTTTGAGTTCCTCAGTAGTATCTACACCGCCTTGCTGTATTCCTTCATTGAGGCCAGAATACATATTGGTAGTAACAGCATTTACATCGCCTATCTCAAGTCTATTTGTTTTCTTGTCGTAGTAGTAGCCATAGTCCTCGCCACTAGACCTCAGCTCGTTGCTCTTGATTATCTCATCAACGATGTCGAGAGAGATAGTTCCTTTGTCTGTTACAATCTTATCAGCCACTAGGTAAGCCCTTTTCCATTTTTCTAATCACACGTTCAATATTTTCTTTCCAAGTCTTTGTGTCATCATTAAACAGCTCTCGCATATAAATACTGCGATACATTTCTGGAATTTGGTTGAAGTCATTAAACTCTGTCCATTGCTCAATAAGGTCTTTGAAGTTCTTTACTGTCTCCTCATCTGTAGCTCCCCGGATCATGTCCTCTGTGAAAGAGGTGTCTTTTATATTCTTAAATCCATCTATGAAACTATTGGCACTCCTCACCGCTTTTTTGAGATCGTCTTTTCTTTTATCTTCAGAAATAGAGAAGTTTGCCTCTTCTATGATGTCCTCAACAATTACTAAGGGATTGACTTCTGTTCCCTCTCGTCTTGATTTGAGCATAGCTTTTTTGAGTTTTCGTTCAGCCTCCTCAGCTTTTCTATATTCATACTTTGCGTCATCTTTTAGATCACCATACACGATAGCTTTATAGTCCATGCCGACCGCCACCTTAATGTCATCGATAGCTTGTAGTGTTCTTTGATCTAAAGAAGTCACTGTATCCTCAAAGTATTTATTGTACTCAGCTTGCGTCAGTTGCTTTCTGTACCTATTGAGATTGCCAAAGTTTATACGAGCTGTCCGTATCAATGTCTCTACCTCAAGAACAGCAGTACCTTCCGACCTTGGTGCAAAAGCGTTATCGACTGCTAAAGGGCCAAGTGTTTCTGTATACTGATCAGCAAGATCGGAAAACCCAAATCGTTGTAGCTTTGCTATAGCTACTCGTGCCTTAGATATGTCAGTGTCATCGAGAGGGTCTGTCTTGTTAAATATGTTGTCTAAGATGAGAACTTCTGCTTTCTTTTTCTCGTCTAAGCGTTTGTTTCCAATGTTTATTTCTTGGTTCTCCAAAGCTATCTTTTGCGTGTAGTTATTAGCAATTGCTTTCTGGAGGTCGTTGAGTGTGGGTACTTTTACTCCACCTTTTTTCTCTAAGTTCATAAAGTCTATAATGAGTTTTGCTTGTGGGTCTTTGCCCACATAGTTCCCTTTTTGTATCTGCGTAATAAGTATCTGAGGAGTGTACGCACTTTCCTCGCTTATATCCCGATCAAAGACTTCCTGGGTAAACTGACTTAGAAACCAGTCTTCAATAACTTGATCTTGCTCGTTAATCTTTGCCTCTAGTTGTGTCTTAGAGTAGCCATTTGTCGTGAACTGAATAAGGCCATCTTTAACGACATTCTCAAGTCGTGCTTTAAAAAGTTCTGGAGTGATACTCTGTTCATTTAGTAGAGCGGTCAACGTAGCCGGCAAGGCATTTAGATATTCATTAACGCTGGCTCTACCGGTCGCTGAGGCTGTACCCACTGACCCTTTGGCAAATGCGGTACGGTATCGATCAAACTCTCCAATACCCTGCATCGTAAGTTTTGATTTTATAATCTCACCAAGTTCGGGTGAACTCGCCTTTATAGCATCGGACAGTCCTAGTATAGAAGCATTGATCTGCTTTTGTAGAGTAGGTGGAGGAGTGCTGGCAGATGATGCGGTGAATACTAAATCATTGATTGTTCTCGTACCCTCTATCATCACCTCATTTTGAAGAACTCGTAACGCACTTTCTCTAGCCGATTGACCAAATACAGTGTTGCCGAACTCTAGAAGATCTGATGTGTCTTTACCTTCCTTGAATGCGTTCTTCAGTGTGTTGACATCCGGTGCATTCTCTACCCCAAACTTTGCTCCTTCAATTCTGGCTTGCTCTTCGGCTCTTTTAAAAAAGAAAGAGGACATCTGATCCATAGACCGGGATAGCACGGTCATTGTTCTCTGCGCCTCTTGAGCCTCAACTCCTTCTGGTAGGTTCAGTTGGTTCAGCCCTCGGCCTACTGATTGATATGGTCGAAATGTTGGTGCCATTAGCTAAAAAAGTTTCCTATCTGTTTAAGACCTTTGCTGATCGTCATGCCATCTGGACTGCCTATAGAACTGTAAGCACCAAAACCTCCGGCTAGTGTGCCAAACGCTCCTATCTGGCCTTGAAGCTGTGCTTGATCTCCGGCTCGTCTAAAGTCATCCGCTCTCATTTGTGAGTTGGCTATCGCCATTGAAGCATTAAACATCGTATCGCTTACATCTTCTGAGGCTGGACGGCCTACAAGAAAGACCCCCCGATCTAAGACGGTACCGGCATAGCCTAATCCTTGCTTAGGTGATCCGGCTATAATAGAGGCCAAACTAGCGTTCGTGCGTTTCAAAGCCTCTACACCTTTCTTCTTGGCATTGACGGCCTCCACTCGGCCTCGTAGCTCCTCATTTCTTGCTCGGATGTCATATGCCTCTTTGGCTCGGTTACCGGCCTCCATTTGTCCTACTGCACTCACGGCAGATAAGGCTAAGGCTATTGCTTGGAAACTCATGTTATGCTCCTGTCGATAGTTTGTACTCTACGGCTAACACGGTAGCGAATAGAGGTTTGGTCATTGTAAAAGTAAGCTGGGCCTCGGTAGAATATCCGAGTAGGGGAGACATACGTTTTCTCCCGGTAAAGGTTGATATGGCGGTATCCAGTGTATGTGGAAACTCTCGGAAGGGTATTTCATTCCCATTGATCGCCAGGTTCTGTGTCCGGTCTAGAATGGGAGTGGCCTCTAGTATACGTTTCTTGCGACTGGTAACGACCCCACTAGGAAGTCGTGGTTCTACCGGCATGGTCTTGACCTCAACATCATACTGCAATCCTACTTCTACATAGGTAGTGGGTACGGCATCTAGGGTAATCTGTCCGGAGGATACGGTTTTATTGGTCAGCACAAAGTCATCACGAACAACATTGACGGTCTTCCCCTCTAGATGAGAGAGACTACCGGCTGTAGTATTGGTGGGTTTTGCTTGATCTGGTGCTGTCGCTCCTGAGAAGTATTGTATGTTCGCATCGGTGGTGCGGTCATCATCAAAGACCTCCAGGTAGTATTTAGTCGATGAGTTTATGGTACGTCTAACAATGACATAGATATCCTCTATATCGACCGCTACATCCTCAAACAAACCATCGGTTATAAACTCAGACGGTGCAATCACATTCTGCGGTTTAAGAATAGAATAGACACACATAGATCCCCCGGTGCCATTGACTATCATTAGGAGATCCCCATCGTCTGTGGAGGTAGCGACCCGGAGAGCCATCTTTACAGGGTTCTTCAACAAATGGGAGGATAGAAGAGACACGTTGTCAGAATTGTAATTTAGATCAGTATCACTAAATATAAGCTCTCTGAGGGCTTTACCGGATTTTTGTATGTAAAGCGTTCCAGTTTCGGCTGACACCGGCCGTATGCCCTCTTTAGCTCCTCTCCGGGTAGCTGTCTTAATAACTATGTTGCTAGGTGTAATTGGATCAAGTGTGGATTGTGGTACAAAGAACTCAGCCGATGACGTAAAGTTCTGTAAGTCACGACCGGATCGTATAGCGTTGATTGCGTTTAAACTATCACTCGATATGGTGACAAAGATAGCATCATCCGCTAAAGCCTCATCGGTTTTAAAGTTAAAGAACTCAGCGACCTTTGATCCAAATAATGTGTTGGGCATAGACTTTGATCCACCAAAGAACAACCGCCCTTCGTGAAATGTACACGTTCTGGGATAGCCTTGTGATCCAGAGAAGACAGCCTCGTACCCAGTTTCCAGCTCCCATGACCCAGAGGCTATTGCGACCGATGCCTCAAAGAAGGGTATCTCTACAATAGTCTTTACTACGGTCGAACTCTCAAACTCTATGATCCTGGCACGGCCAAACCCATTGAGGACATTGATATATTGATTGACGTTGCCGGATGAGAAGACCCCGGAAGAAGCGGTGATCTTGACTGTACCATCCACGGCATCCGGTGTAATCGTAGCACTAGGATTAGATGTTGCGATAGTAAAGGCATGAAAAGGCGAGGTCAGAGAGATTGTGCTTTCTGTCCAGGTCTGGTTGTTGGCTCCGCGTACAATCTTTCTAGGGGCGAGATCTTCCTGCACCAATATCAGTGTATCGGCTGATTGTGTGAAGTATACTTTTGATAGATCAATATCGCCTAAGTTAATGGCAAGATAATCATTTCCGGTGCTATTGATATTCGTGATCTGCACAGTATTGGCAAAGACAAACATTCGTGTCTCAGAAGCTGATTGCTTTACAAAGACCAGCATAAAACTTTGATCGTTACTAAACTCAAAAGGTATAAGACGCATACCGTTTTGGGCTGTAAAAGAGCCTCCGAGATGACTGGTAAGGTCTGCCATGAACGCTAACCCTGGTCTACGCTCAAAGCCCCCTTGTGGTAATAATGTGATGTTCTTAGCTCTATCTAGGGCAGAAGGATATTGATTGAGGTCCACCCGGCCTTTTACAAGAGGATCAAGCTCCCCAACCGTGAAGTTTGACTGATAAACTGTAACCCGGCTCATCGGACATCCACTAGCACATAATCAGCAAGAACTTGCGAGGATTGACCGGACCCATCAATAACCGTGGCTTGACGAAAATATCCTCCTCGTAAACTTTCTAGAGGAGTACCGAGAGCTACACCTTTCCAATAATCCGACTTGGTAGTCTGGTCGGTGACCGGTTCGGCTAGGTGCCATGCCATTTGATAGATAAGTAATTGTACGAAATATGCCGGCATAGCTGGTTCATCCACATCTTTTTGATAGTCAATGAAGATACTCTGTTCCTGCGATAGTAGTTCTGCCCCCTGGATCTCATAGTCTGTGAGGTTAGGAGCATTGGTGTTGGCCGAGACAAAGACCTTTCGTGGTACTCCATTCACCATATCTGAGGGTAGGGCATACCCATATTGCCAGTAGGATAGGGGAGTAGAGGCCGATCTTGCCAACTGTGTTTTTGTGAGAGAAAAGCTCCAGGGATACATTCCTAGAGTTTGCGCTTTGACTTTGGGATAGATAACTCCGGCTACTGATGCTGGAGCCGTACCGTCAGAAAATGAAGATATACTCGTTGATCCGAGCAGTAATAGGGCTTGAGAACAAATAGATACGTCTGTGTCTGTGCTTGCCATTCAAACCCCTTGTTGGTTTGGGAGGCAGTCGGAACCACCCCCCAAGAAGATTAATCACTATCTGTCACTACGGCCATTACTGTACCGTCAGAAATATCTACCACCGAACTGGCATTAGATACGACTACGTGCATTGTGATTGTTCGTGTGCCACCGGTTGCACCATGTACGATGATCATGTCACCTACGTTGAGAATGTCGGATAGATCGTTGAAGTATCCAGACGCATCAACTGCGGTGTGAGCCTCGGTTGTGGTATAGACATACATTGCTGGAGTAACTCCGGCTCTGGCCTGTCCACCGATGGTATTAAAATCATTTCTAACAAATGCCATCTTAGCTCTCCCTACATATTACGTCACATATTCCGTCCGTATCGACCGCTATCGCTCCTGCCGAATACATGGCAGTTACAAGAAACGATGTACGCTCTGGAATATAGTTGATTTCTGTTTTAGCTGGTATACCAACACCAAGACCAATAGCTGACTTGTGAAACGCTACACACGTTCTGTCACTTGATCCATCGATTGGAATACCGCCCTCATCTCTGTCACCAAACATGATTAGCGAAAATCCAGCGAATTGACTCAACTCACCTCTGGCAAGAGCTTGTAATTGTACAAAATCAGAACTTACAGCTCTCTCGTCACCGAGTAGAGAAGCCATCGAATTTGCGTGTACTAAGAGGTACCTATCGGTTGAAGGTACGTTCTTAGCGTTAAGCTCACGACCGGCCTGTATCACCTTCCCTACGCTCAAATCTGAGGCGCTGGCACTGCCACTGGTGACAACCGTATTAGCGACCGAGGAGCCGGCTGACGCATTTATTAACGCATCAATAACGACTTGGTCTTCTCGTCTGGCTATCGCCTTTCCGAGCATCTCGGCTAATTCGGAACGTTCATCGAAATTTACTTTTGCCTGATTGAACACGTCTGAATACTCTGATGCAGAATAATCCACCATCGTTGCGGTAACGCTAGAAAATTGCGCGCCTACCGGTGTTACTTGTGTACCGGGTGAACGAACAGAGGCTGATCCTTTAGCTAACTTTGGGAACTTTACAGTGGTACCTTCAACGTTTGTTCGGGTTCTTACTGTTCCGGCAAGTTTAGCTTCAGATTGATAAGCCTGATGGACTTCGCTTTCAAAGATAGTAACAAACGCATTGGATATTGCATTGTTGGACATCTATCTCTCCATAAAAAAATTAACATTAGGGTTGTCTTGGTTATGGAATAAATCCGCCAATCAAAGTGATTGAACGGCTACAGATGTAGTTATCGCTCAATCCACCGATACCATATCTTGAAATTGTAGTAAAGCTAAAAGTAAGGTCTAGTTACGCTATATTGTCGTAGAACTCTTTTTCCTTCTGCTTTCGCCATACCGGATCGGATCTCCAACGAGGGTCCGCTACATACTGCGCCAGCTCATCCTTGGTCTTTCTCTCTCCGGTAAAGGAGGGGATTGGGAGTTCCTTGGGGCTAGAGATATTGCGTATCTTTCTAAGGAGCCTCGTACCATCAGCGGTACCGCCCATCTGATCTAATACGTCAAACTCGGCTTGTGATATGACACCCTTGCTCAATAGGCTGTTTGCCCAGTCATAGTTGGATCGTACCAGTTCGACCGCATTGTTACCTAGTAGTCGCTTTTGTTCCTCAATAAATTCCTGTTCGCTCTTGGTTTCATCTTCAACCGCACCGACAAACTGCATTGCCAGATCTTGGAAATCTTCTTGAGACATCCCATAGCGTTGCGCCATGTCCTTATAGTTGTTGAGCATCTCATCATCTTCCGGCACGTTCTCCCCTAGAAAATCAACGGTGTATTCCTTTGGGGCTTTGTGATCGCCTCGTGAGAACTTCTTTTCCAGCTCAGAATAGGCTTTGGATAGTTTCTCTACGTTCGTGCCGTTCTCCGCATCCCAGAACTTCTCCGGGAGGAACTCTGGTTTGACGAACTCAATCTCGTCCGGATCAACACCCTCCGGCTCAGCATTGGCCTGGAGGTGCGAGTTTTCGTCTTCTGTCTTCGGGGCATTGAGATCCTCTCCTGCTAGTTTCTGCATATTGCTCTCAGCTTGCGGTTGCTGTTCTTGTTGCTCCTCTTGCTGTTCTTCAGACATCTTTAGCTCTCCTTATTCTACTATTGATCTGTCGTATGAGTGAGTTCTGGCCTTCCCGAAAGTATCCCTGACTTGCGTCACCTCCCGGATACCAGCACGGTTGATCTAGTGTTGTACTTGCCAAATGCTTGAGTACCTTTAGACCATCCGGTGTATTGAAGACGGTTGCATAGAGCATATCCATCTGGGATGCCTGGGGATCTTCCTCGATTGTACCCCATAGATCATCATCCAACTGGTTGTTCTGGTTGTTCTCCACCTGGTGCCATTCCTTGTTGTTGTGCCATTTGCTGGGCTTGTTGCATCAGCATTTGCTGTATTTGTTGCTTTTCTTCTGGTGTCATCCGGACTTCTGCCGGGATAGC